TTCGCTTGCCAGCGTCGTTGCGGCTGCCTGGAAGCTGCTCAGATTGAAGCGGGTCGAAGGTATGCCCAGACCATAGATCGGGTTGGTCATCAGGTCATAGATGATCTCCGCAGGGTTTGCATCCCCGTTGAGATTCGTTACGCTAGCTCCTAGGCCTAGGTTGCTAGGGCAGCGCCTTATGACGAAGGCCCAATCCTTGATGTAGTTGCTTGTCCCAAGATACATTTGCTCTGCTACGGCATAGCACAGACCGCGATACGCCGGTGCCGTGGTACCCAGCCTGGCGGTCATATAGCTGTTTGCCGTCTGGTCTTGGCCGCCGAAGTAGAAGCTGCACTTGCCCTGAAGGCCGCCTTCACGGTCGTCTCCGCCGAACATGTTCGGCCAGTAGATGTCGAAAGTAACCTTGCTGCCAGCAGGCCTGGGTTCAGGCAGCGCAGGGGTGCAGGTAGCCTTGCTCTGAGATTGCCCGAAGGGTAGGTTCTCGCGCACGCTGGTGGTACCGGCTAGCGACTTCTCACCTACCACGATGTCCAGCAGCTCATCTACCGGGCCGTGGCATAGGGCCATTTGCAAGCCCGCGTAATACCTGTAGCCTACTGTCACTTTCTTAGCGCCTAGGCCCAGGAAGCCGCCCGACTTCTTTTTGATGGGCACCACCTTGAGGTCGCCGAACCACACGACGTTCGGCGCAGCTAGCTTCACTGTGCCGAACACCACGGGGATGGGCCGCCCTTCTTGCGCCGTGGGCGCTTGAAAATCGCCCAGGCTGCTCGGCTGCACGTCCTTGGGGCGCTTTTGCAGCAGCGCGCTCAGTACCGTTGTGCCCACAAATAGAAAGAAGGCGAACCAGAAACCCATGCCCTACTCCAGCCCATCGAACGGGTTGCGCGCCGGTATCCACTCGAAGCCGAAGAACCGCTCGCCGTTGTTGAATTTGTTGACGCAATCGTTGTAGTCGCGCTTGCAGCCAGCATAGGCCGTGATCGTGTCACCTACGGTTAGGCCAGCCATAGGATTCAGTAGCGTCAACGTGTCGCCCGTGTGATTGATGATCATGCGCCGCTCGGTGCCCTTCTCGATGTAGCCCGCGTTGAACCAGCCATCTGGCTTCGTGGCAAAGGCCGCCGCTTTGATCGTGTCGCCGCTGACGAAGGTCAGCGTGCCGACCACCTTGAAGTTATCCTTCAACACTTGGCATCCAGAGTCGTATAGGATGTGGTTGCAGGGCTTCTGATATTTCGGGCCAGGGATGCGCTTCTTCAGCACTTCCGACTCTGGCACGACGCTCAGCTCGCAGCCTTCACCGAACGTGGCCATCGTCACGCGGCCTGTAAAATGCGTGACCACTTCGGTGTCCGGCTCGCCTTCATGCCCGCGAAAGATCACCAGGCTCATCGGCGTGCTGGGGATGTAGCTGATGAATTGATGAGCTATCTCATGGTCTTTCGGAATCGTCACTTTGATCGTACCGCTCTTGATCTCCTGCCCTTGTGCGGTCGCAGTACGTGTAATGGCTTCCGGCTCAAATGACTGGCCGTTGAAGATAATCTTCCGGTCGGCGCTCGTGAGCCGCCAGGTTTTCGTCTCCGTCTGGAACAGGTAAAGCTCAAACGGCTGACCCTGATAGCGGCTCGTCTCGCGTGAGGCGTAGCTCATGCGGGTGTCTCCTGCGGTAGCTCGACGAAATCCAGGACAGCTTCGGCTACATCCCTGGTATGCCAGACAAGCTCAGGATCATCCACTGCCAAGCGGCAGAGGGTTAGAAAGCTGACCATCGTGCTTGCGGCGGGTACCAGTACGCCTATGCTGCTGTCGAGCGTCAGCGTCTCCGTGTCAGTGCCTTCAGTTGCCGCCGTAACCTTGCGGTAGTACTTCGTGCCATCGGCCAGTATGAATGCCAGGTGACGCCGCGCCGGTGTCGGGAACATAAACTTCGTGTAGCCTATGTTCACGACAGACAGGTTTACGTTTCCAGATACCAAGTCAGTGGCCATCTGGAGATCATGCTGCCAAGTAGGTACCCAGAAGGGCACCAGTGCTCCCTTGCTAGCGGCGATGAAATCGCGGTAGGTCTGAATTTCCGCGCGCCCTTCCATCAGCCAGATGAAACCGCCGGGCCTGACTACGGCCACGCCGCCTCGATCTGCGGCGCGCAGTTTCCCGGTGCGGCTGTCGTGCCGGAAGATGCTGCGTGTGTAGTCGCTCGTGCGTTCGCCCGTGGCGCTCGGTTCTATTTCCAGCACTTCGAAGCCTTGGTAGGTCGGCACTATACCACCTCAATGACAAATGTAGGCTCGGCTTCTGCGGTGCTGTTGTTCAGCCTGCGGACTTGCACCTGGTCTGGCAACCTGCCGCTCAGCACGGGTATGACGTAGGTTCGGCCATCAGCGGGCCAGGCCTTCGTGGTCGGCGCGGCTAACTGCAAGCTCGTTGGCCCTACGTTCTGAATGCTCAGGGCTTCGTGCGTATGCATGTCACGCCACAGCACCATCAGGCCGCCAGCCTCAAACTTGCGATAGCTGGTGTCCACCTGTATCACGGTGTCTCCGATGTTCACGTCGGCCAGCAGCCGCTGCGCATCAGGCCAGAACGGCACACCGAATACGCGAGACTGCCAGCCCCATAACAGAGCGTCCAGAGTTGCCGTGTCCTTGCGCTCCAGCGTCAGCACGCGGAAGGTCAGCACGGTTCGGGGTTTGGAACGTAGCTGTATGCGCTGCTCTGTTTCGTTATAGGCAGCCAGGATCTCGGTCAGATATTCGGTGCGCTCACGGATCGGCTCTGTCCAGTCCGGGTCAGGGCCGAATACGGTAATCCGCGTGCCGGTGATGACTAGGTCTGTACCGTCAACGCCGGGGAACACGAAGACCACGGTATTGAGAATCTGCGCATCCCCGTCCTGCGGAACGACGGCCTGGAATTGGCGCGATTGCATCGCCCCGAAGACCAATGGGGTGCCAAAGGGGTTGTCAATCTCGGTTCCACCGCTTCCGCTGATGTCAATGCTGACCATCGTGCGGAGCGTTTCACGGAAGGTACTCCATACGTCCACGGTGAACAGGTTCGTGCTCAACACGAAGCCCAGCTTCTTCTCCCGCGGGGTGACAATGACCTTCTCGAACAGCTCGCTCCCCGTCATCGGCGCAAGCTGACCAGCATACAGAATGGGTATTTCCGCGATCAGGCTAGGCGTCTGCGGCCCCGACAGCGTGAAGGATTGCACGCTCACGCTGGGGTAGCCGGAGATGCCAGGAGTAAACTGGCTGAGAGAGGCAGACGCACCGGGATGTTGCGGTGACGCTATGCTGGTAAGCAGATTACCGTTGAAGTTCGCCATCCCGGTTAGTCCACCTTCTTAACCGCGAAGTTGGGAAACAGCATATAGCTGTCCGCACCCAGCGTTAGGATTGTGCCAGGTGCGTAGCCCATGCCCACGGCTCGCGTCCAGAACACAATCGGCAGTGTTCCCAATAGGGAATGACCGCCAGCGTCCCTTGGAGCCCAAATGCGGACGGGCACTAGATGTGCTTGGGAAGTGATGACCGATACAGTGCGCTCCAAGAAATACTCTAAGTTCGGTATATCGCTAGGCGGACCGGATGATACTCCGCTAAACTCAGTCGCACAGTTCCGGCCCGTATAACCACCGCTAGGCTGATTTGTATTGTCAGTACAGCCTAGCCATTTGCCGGTGAAGGTATCTACGTCAGCACGCACATAACCACTGGCTGAGCCGATAACCCTATCTTTGTAGTTGAATGGCCCAAAAGCAGAAGGTCCGTTCTGTGCGCCAGGAGCCGTCGTGCTATCACTGGCGAAGTTATATCCATTCGTGGCAGCAAATGAATACTGGCCGCCGGTCCAGGCTCCTGATTTGTTCAAGGACGTGCCCCAGCCTAGATGCGTAAATATGCCCGTGGTCTTTTCTACGACCACAACGATGTTGTCCGCCGTAGCGTCACTGAAGAAGTGATAGGCGCTGACCGCTCCTGTAGGTAGTGGCATACTGGTTCCAGTAGTCGTGCTTGTCCCGTTAAGAATTGGCCCGCCCGCTTGCGCATTCCAGTTTGCAGCGCCATTGAACCCCGTGCCGAGATAGATGTGCAGGGCAGCATCGCTGGCATTAGGCGAAGGGCTTGGCGTAAAGGCCCAAGGATTGACCGCACCCGTAGTGCTCTTGAGGTTGACGTACACGCTGCCTTTCTGCAGATGCGCCCGCCAGCCGGTGCCATCTGCCTGGCTCATATTCTGCGTCCAGCCGTTAGCCGTGAGGAATGTCACAAGCGTCTGCAGCAGGTTGTTAGGATTGCTTGCTGTG